GCTTGCGTATGCCGATTCTGGAAAACAGAGACTGCATGCTATTGCACGACCATCCCAAAACATGTGCTAGATTGGGTTTAACTGTTGGAAAACTTGTGCAGGCTCGCCAAGGAATGGTGTTCTCCGTATTTGGAAACATTGGGGGCAAGCCTTACAAATCCACAGGTAACATTTGCGATGGTTCGTTGAAGCCCCTGTTGAAGCATGATGCGTCAACAGAGAAAGGATTCTCCGGAGCACCGCTGTTGCAACTCGGGCGCCACTCAAAACCACATGTTATAGCTATTCATATAATGGCTGGAACAGGTTTTAACGTGGCATTCGACCTTAACTACGTAGCAAAGTACTTTGCCATGCCAGATAAAACTGATGAAGAAAGAAACTTCTTCAGAAACGTGGATGCAATGAATGCTATTGAGAGTCCATGGTTGCGCGACAACTACGATTACATGGAAGAAGACTATATGCAACACATAGAGGATTCAACCGGATATACTAGATCAGAGCGCGCTTTCATGGCGGACCCACTTTGGGACAATATTCCTGGAATGGGTGGCGTAAGAGACGATGCCATAGAAGTGTATGGATACCTGCTGACTCAACATGAAGCAGATGTCCTTTTCCCTGATCGTGATCGTATCATCGAGTGTGGAATAACAGTACAGCCAAAACCCGTGAAACGGTTTGTGGACTGGATTACTGGATCCCCAAAAGATGAGATAGAGGACGACGAGGAATACACTCGCTTGTTGGAAGAGTACAAAAGAGGGCTTAAAAGACAGCTTTTGGAAATCAAGTACAACACGCAGAGAGCACTGGAACCTGCTACCGCAGTAACACACAAGGCAGTCGAGGAAGCCATTGAAACTGGTTTTCAACCAGCAGAGAAGGCAGAAGAACTCCTTGTGTTTCAGGAAGACGGGAAACCTGAAAGTGAGCCAGAGAAGCCTACCTTAACGGAAAGCCAGACTGAACCTCTCACCAACACCAGTGGTGATTTAAAAGCGCAGGGCCAACGGACCACGACCCCAAACCTGGACGTGACGAGAGTCATGGCAGAGGAGGTGGTCTCGTTGGTGAACTCTACAAAATTCCCACAGGATTACGTGAAGCACAACCAGAAGGCAGAAAACCTTCCGGAACTGTTGACCGCATTCAATGTGAGCCAGGAGAACCAGCAAAATCTGATGAAGGATGGAGAAATTGCCGTAAGCAACTCTCCAACAACGACATTGGCAATATGCTGGCAACTGGTGGCGTGTATGAAATCGAAGAAAAGGAAATCCCTGCTTCGTTTACTATCGGCACGCTTGGATTTAGCGTTGAGATCAAACCAGCCAGCGAAAGAGTTATCTCTACAAATGGCCTCGGATTATGTCACGTTGGCAATACAACACCGAAGCGAATATTTGCAAAACCTCCAAAAAGGAAGTACGTCGACGAAGCGGCTAAACATTGGAAAGAATTAGACGATTTCCAGTGGCCGCCTAGACACAACGATGCACAATATTCAAGCTTGTTGTACCACAGTACAAAATTTGACCCAGTAGAATTGACTCCAGGACTGGCGGAACATGTGAAAAACTTGCTTCCGGTCTTAGCGGATAAATATCCTAAAGTAGAGGGCCGCTCATACGAGCAGCTAATATCCCCCGTGGATTTTTGGGTGGAATCAAATGGAATCAAACATGATGGTTCACCTGGATACCCATGGATGGTCACGGCAAAAGAAAACAGAGATGTGCCTATGCACCTGTTGTATAAAGCCGTGTGCACCAGACTCGAAACATACAAGAGGATGTGGAAAGAAGGTGTGAAACCACGCGAGCTTGGACCTGGATTTGATCCGGTAAGAGCTGGTGTAGCGGACCCAGTGCGCTTATTTATCAAACAAGAACCTCACAGTTCTGCGAAAATGCGCGAAGGCAGGTATCGCTTGATCGCGTCAGTAGGGTTAACTGACCAGATGATACAGCGCCTTATGTACGGACCACAAAACAGGAAAGAAATAGAAAACTGGGATAAAATTCCCAGTATGCCTGGACTGTCTTGTGACATGAAAGATGACCGAATGAATTCGTGGTTACAGAAGCTTCCGGAAAAACTGGACGCCACTGACTTGAGTACGTTTGATTGGTCTGTGCAGGAGTGGAGCACCTGGAACGAGAGTGACAGGAGACGCATCTGCAATAATTGGAATGAAAACTCGTTGGAAGCATTTATCAATGATATAGTGCACTACACCGAACTAAATACCACTTTTGTGACGTCCTCTGGTGACATGTACCGAACGCTTAAGTTAGGACATAGAAACTCAGGAGCTTACATAACTAGCAGTGGCAACTCAGCAATGAGAGTGGCGCTAGCACAAGTAATAGGCTGTACACGCGCATGGGCTATGGGAGATGATGATATCGAAACAAAGATACATCCGGACCCAGAGACCAATGCAAAACTGAAACGCATGATGTACAAGAAACTAGGATATTCTTTGAAATTCTGCACTACTCACGAAAATTTTCTTGATTTCTGTTCACACAAAATAGAAAAACAGGAAGACCGTAATGTAATGTATCCAGATGATTTAAGAAAATCTCTGTTTCGATTACTTAGCAACCAGCCAAGCCTAGAACTGTTTGCACAGTTTATGACTGAGTATCGAACTTGCCCAGACATTGATCGTGCTGTTGAGGTGATTGAGCTTTCAGGATGGAGTAAAGCATTTCGAGAAAGTGATCGTAGAAATACCACGATTCCAAACTTATGACAGGATTCTTCGACCTTGACTCAGACATTAGTGATTTTGTTTTAATGGCCAAGCCAAAGAGACCGTCAAGCGTGTCAAAGACCAATGTGTTGGCAAAGGCGAAAGCCCAGTCAGCACCAAAGCGAAAAGCTGCTCCCCCGCCACCTCGATCTAAGAACAACAAGAACCAGTTGTCCATTTCCCAGTGCGCGGCGGAGTATGCCAGACTTCTCGCCAATCCGTATACGTCGGAGCATGGCGCGTGTTTACCCACCTACCCACCACACAGGTCTCAAAAGGTCACAGTGGTCGTACGTGGAACGTACGGGATAGGTACGCAAGGAGTTGGATATGTCTTATTCAACCCGCATGCCGGAGCCCGTAGCGATGCCGACTGTGGCGTCAAGACCACAACCTCATATACAGGAACGGTTCTTGACACTGACAAAGCGGAGCTAGGAGTTGATGCTGTGGTCCCTTCATCTGCACCCTACACGTCTGCGGAGGTTGGCAATTCGGATACCCAAGTACAATTCCGTACAGTGGCGGTTGCTGCCCGGCACCGCTACATTGGACGCGACGATGAAACGGCTGGTCAAATGGTCAGCTTCAAGCAACCAGATCAACAGGACATAGATGGCCTGTACTTTGAGAACTTGTTGAGTTACTCAGACACAGTTGTCGTTCCCACACATAAGAAGTGGAATGCAATAATCTGGACACCAACTGACACTGATGACATTGACTTTTCAGGCGTGCAAGGCACTAACGTGTCAATGGCACTCGTCACTGCCGGCGCCACCTCAGGTTCAAATGTGGCTTTTGAGCTGTATTTCCACCTGGAGTACGTTGGCACTGCGCCATCAGGCTCGTATACTGCGAGCGCTGCTGACCCCGAAGGATTAAGCTGGGTGCAGTCGGCATTCCAGGCCCCAGTGGTCCAGAATGCGATTGCTCTCGGCAGAAACTATGGACCGATGCTACTAAAAGGCATTGCAGTAGCAGCCGCACCCGAAGCGACGACTGGTATTATGCACCTTGGACTATAATTAAAATTTAAAACAAAATAAAAAAAATAAATGTAAATACTTGTATAGTACACAGAATGGGAACTGTAAATCCCAACTAGGGCAACAGGAG